TTGGGACTTGGATCTTTTGTTAAGTATACTATACCACCAAACCATGTGTCAACATCTTGATGGATCCAACCTTGATTTCTCTTATCCCATTGGTCATCCCCAAATGGTTTTATCTTTTGAAAATGAGATTGTAGTTTCCAATACTCTGGTACTTCATCATGGAATAACCAATGAATTCTTTCACCAAAGTAATTGAATAACCTAGGTTCCTCAGTATGAAGTTGCTTTGTTCTCTCACCTGGCCAGTTTCCTATATCAGGCTTATACCACTTAAGGGACTGAGATATCTTTACAATTTCATCTGGATCATCAAAGAAGTCATCGACAATAGTAATAGGATATGTCACTTAATTTTAATTTCGACGTTCTCCTTAATTGTATTATAGTCTGAATGTCCTGTCTTGTCATCAGTGTGAAAGACCTGATCATATCCTGACTTAGTTAGGATCTTATTCTTAATTTCTAACTGACGCTTCTCTTTCTGAATCCTTCTAAGGAATGCGTAGTATATAATCTGAGTAAAGTATGCAAAGGGGTTGTTTGACTTTGCTGGATTAAAATTCTGTATGTATTGTACACAGTTCTCAATGCCATCACATATCATATCCTCTCGGAACATGTAGTTGACAAAGTTTGGTTTGTATGATAGGTGTGTAGCAATCTTTAAAAAACATTCCCCAATATAATTACTGATGGGTGGTCGGGGTTCACCCGCTTCCTTCGCTTCAGCACATGCTTTTTTAAAAATAACAAGTGCCTCAAGGAATTCTTTGTTATTTACATAATGCTCACTAACTACTTTCTTTCTAACTGCCATATATTTGTATGGGTGAGTACATATATTTTATACAAAAATGATACAAAAGTCAAGGGGGCTTGACAAACCCTAGTTCCGTCTGTAGAATATGAGTGTGCGAGTTCAGAAAGGGTTATATATTAAATAGCTTATCTAGGTTAATACGAGCCTCTTCAACTGTAGAGATTCTACCTGTAGCATCTGTAATAGTATCACCGTTAAGTCTTCTTAGAGACATTGCATAGAAGATTTGAACTTCAGTGTCTACTTCAACGATAGTAATAATTTTATCTTTAGGTATAATAAATTCTTCTTCTTTAGAAAATTTCATCCACGGCGAAACCTTAGCACCTTGTGCTTTGTTAGGTAGAGTTACCTCTTCAATCTGGATGGGATTTTCTACTATTAGATAATCTCCGTTCTCATCATGTACATGGGATACTACAGATAGAATCTCTTCCCCAGATACTAATTTTAATGCGGCGAGAAAGTCTGCTTTTTCTTCCATTGTTTTATTTAATTCGGACATCAATAAATTCATAATCAAAATTTTCTTCATTGTATATCTTCACACGTTCAACAAGATGATTCAAGGTATAGTTTCTTTTAGATCCTTTAGAGATGTTATCTGCGATGTCGTACAGAACTGCTTTACGATTGTCTAAACCTCGTCTGAGGACTCTGCCAATGGATTGGAGATTTCTAATTCGGGACTTTGAGGGGCTTGCGAACACGACGTTGTTAAGATTCCTAATGTTGATACCAGTACTAAAAGTCCCATAGCTGGCAACAATGATGGAATCATTTGTCGTCTCTGCAATTTCTCTTGCGTTTTCTCGATCTTCAACTTCTACTCCTCCATGGACTAGAAAAACCTGACGGTCTTTCCCTACCTTATTATTTATTAATTCAAATAAAGGCATACCATGCCGTTCAACGTAGTTGAACAAGACGAGTGTGTTACCATCTAACTGAGAAACTAGGTTACGTATAAACTTATTTCTTCCTTCATGCTCTACAAGGTAATCCATTTCCTGTTGATATGAATCAAACTCTTTATCATCATGCTTGAGAATTAAAACTTTGATTTCAAATTCAGAAAGGTGGCCTTCTTTAATTAACTTCTCTGTTCTAGTAACTTTATCAACAGTACCAAATACACCCTCCAATACCAGACGGTTCGTTTGCGTGCCGTCTAAGGTGCCTGTGAACCCCACACGGTACTTACAATCGTAAAGCTTATTCATTATACTAGTCAGAGATTTTGCTTTAAAAAGATGAGCTTCATCTCCTATTATAGCACCAAATCTTTCAAAATAAACTTTAGGTAATTTGTATACTGATTGCCATGTAGTAATAATAACATCCTTATCTGATCTAGGATCAGTACCAGCATATACTTTGTGACAATGATGCTCTGAGTTCCAACCATACTTCTCAAAGTCTTTATACATCTGCTCAACGAGTGATGTAGTTGGAACAACTATGAGTGTTCTTAGATTCTTTCTCTCCCAAAAACGTGCGAGAGCATAGATCATTAAAGACTTACCAGAACCAGTAGGTGATAAGAGTAACTTTCGCTTGTGCCTTAACGCTTCGTATATACCTTTGTACTGGTAGTCTCTAACTTTGAACGGCAGGTTCAGTGACTTTACGAAGTCTCCGATCCCTTGGGGCGTAACGAACTCATCCACTTGCGATGGAAGTCCATAAAATTCGTTGTCCCTATGGATGACTTCATACCCCCTTTGCTCGCAAAACGCAATAATATAAGGGAGAAGACCAACATAAATCTCGCCTGTACCTGGGGAGAATAATTTAATTTTCCCATCCCAAAACCTCTTCTTGTACGCTGACATGAATTTGGCTTGAGGCACTTCAAAAGTAAACTCGTCTGCTAGCTCGTGACCTACATGAGGTTCACATTCAATTGTTAAATAGACTTCGTTCTTCTTCTGAATAATAACATTAGATTTCATAACCTTTCAGGAACTTAGCAAACTCAATTGCATTTTTAATATAGAATGAACGGTTATTGATCGCTTGTAGAATTGCTTTCAATGCCTCGACCATTTGGTTATAGTACTTTAGCTTAAGAACGGATTTAGAATATTCTTCATCAGATTCCAGATAGATTGGAACATCTGTCTTGATGAGTTTAAGGTGAAAAGGTTTCTCCGCTTTACCCGTATAGTACTCCCACCTCTCTCGGTAGGTACGTTTACAATCCAACTCACCTTGATCCCGAAGGACAATGAAGTTGTTGTAAAGTCTTAAATATTTAGCATGTAATCTGGGGATCTCTAAACTGTCATGATCTAATTTTTCATCATTTAGTTGTGAGTCTTTCTCCCACATGTCATTCAAAGTGTCTAGGTTCATACTTTAAGTCCGTCTTTATCAGTTATCTCGTAGAGTGTATACTTGAAGTTAACCTGAGCTGTAAAGTAATTGATGTCAGTTGCAGATGCATCAAACTCTAAAGTGGTTAAACTTGTTGGAAATATATTAAAGAAGTTAATAGCAGAGATTGTATTATAGTTACTATTCAGAATCAATAAACGAGCATCACTCATTGTTTTCTTAAAAGAACCTATCCTACCTTTCTCATCAACTGTATTAATATAATCATAAAACTCTTGCTGCTCTTTAGGGGTAGTAAGTCCCTTCAACCATTTGTAGATTTCATAATAGTTATCAAGATCTTCATTGACTAGGAAACTTAATTGCAAATCTCCAAACGTCATCTTATCACCAGGAATTGAATAGTCCTTTATTGGTGTCTGAATATCCCTTACACCAATGCTCACTTCAGGTATAGAAGCAGATTGACAGAAGTAATCTACATTAGGTGTCCTACCAATAACAAATTTAAAACCTACGGGAGATAGAAAGTTTTTATTAGCAGGAGAGAATAGGGTTTGATCGTAAGCCATTAGTTCACGCAGGTCTCCGTATTATTTAGAGACGTAAAAAAAGAGGGTCTTTCGACCCTCTCAAACATAAGTTTTCAGTGCATAGTTTTAATCAAATACGTTTTTGCAGATTGATTTACACGAGTTCGGCAAGTCTTCACATTCGATAAGGCATTCAAAATAATCATCGATCAAATTTATATCAGCGTCGTGTTCGCTTAAGGTTGTCATACTACTATCGATACGATTCCAACTGCCTAGTTGATTTTGTGAGACTATGTTGTGCATTTTGCACCTCCAATTAAATTGAACTTCATAACAAAACCGTTTGGTTTCATCTTGTTCTCCAATTCTACTATTATGTATGCAAATACTGACCGTATTTACCGATACATTTTAATAAAAAGAAATGCCTACGAGTTTATACCTATCTCTTTTTAATCCATTCAGGTGGTTTCTCTCCTTCCAAATTAGAGTAGTCTTTACCCAACCAATTAGATCTCTCCATTGCGGGATGTAGTATATCCACAAAGTAATCTCTATGCTCTTGTGCTTGTTTAGCAGTCTTTGCCATACCAAAGTCAGTTGCTTCTATCAACCCTAGTCCAGCAACAGCAGCAGCGATCACAGCAGCGGCACCAGCAACCCACTTCTCAAGTTTACGTATTCTTCCCTTCAATCGTTCGTTCTCTTCTCCCATGAGGCGTTTGTTGTCCTCTTCAAGGTCATCTACCTTTGTCTCTAGAGACTTAATCCTTTCATTCTGTTCTCTCTGTAGAGCATGGTATTCATTGCTTGTACCATCCTGTGCCATAGTTCTATCCCTTTCTTTATATAGACAAAAAAAGAGACCCTTGTGGGGTCTCTTTGAAAGTATGTATATCCCGTGGATTACATGAGGTTTGCAACTTTAACTCTTCTGTAGTAAGCGTTAGCGTTGAGGTTACCAGCTGCCTGTGGATCTGAATCAGATAGAGCAGCAAGTCCCTTAGCAAATGGGTTAAGAACCATTCCGTAACGAGTTTTAAACCCGAT